GTAAAGTAGGTGTTCTTGCCATAGCCTGTGTAGTGCTGGCCCTTGGTCAGCTTCGTGTTCTTAATAGCCAACAGATCGTTGACGGTCTTGCCCAGCTTATCGGCCAAAGCAATGATGGGGGTATTGATAGGTTCCATTAGTATCCTCCTGTGGTTCTTCGAGACTTGTTAAATGCTTTATCGTCAACGTAGCGGATGCCATCAATCGCCGCATACCGCAGCACATCGATAGGGTCTTTGTGTGCCTCATCTGGGCCACCATCCGCCGTATACTCCTGTAGCGCGGCAATGATGTTTTGGCACCGATCAGAGATGTAGAAGTGTGGGCGGTTGACGCTATCCATCGGCACCTTGCGATTGTATGCCATCTTGGTCTGCAACGCTTGTAGCCCATCCTCAATGTCCAGACCGGGAGCCGGGACAAAGGTAAGCCCAGCATCAGCCAGATCCTCTATGATGGACGACGCTCCGTTCTGCGTCTGGTACTTGGCCGCACCCAGCCGAGGGTCAATCAGCCGCTCAAAGATAGTTTCATCCTCTTCTAGGTTGCCGATAAGCTCTACATAGTCCTTGATGCCATAGCCCAGTCCCTTGGACCCTTCGCCGCCGATCCACTTGCCGCCATGCCATTTAGCCCAATCTCCCACGTTTACATCGGGCCATTCTCTATAGACCCAAAACGTTCCGGCTTCATCAACGCCGATCCAAGCCATGAACCAGTTCTTTCGGCCTGCCGGATCGAGGACCATATAGCGTGTGAGTCCTTTCTTCGGAATGGATTCGTGTTTAACGACGTTAACCTCTACCGAGAAGTTGGGGAACTGGGTACTCTTGCTCTTCGTCGGAACACCGTAGGCACGGCATAGAATCTCGTCCTCGGGACGATTCTTTAGATCCTCGGCAATACGCTCGTACCCGCCGAAGGGATTGTCGCGGGAATGGAAGTAGATGATGCCTGCATTCCGGTTCTTGCTCTCCTGTAGGAACGGAACCTTCCGATGGTTGAGTAGCTCGGCCTCCTTATAGGAAATCGTCCGCGCACCCTCCAGATAGTCACGGACCACTTCCGTATACCCATCAATAGGGGTGAATGTAACAATCATCTTGGCGTTGCGCGTAGCCAGACGGAAGCGCAACGTGTTCAACAACTCAGGGCCAATTAGGTATTCGTCGCACCAAGTACCAATGTTAATCCACTTAGCCTCCCTACTACCCAACTCCGCACCCTCAAGGATGGTGTCGTTATTTAAGAACTGGGAGTAGGTTTTGAAGATGATGTGGCTCTTGCTCCCCGGCAGGATGAGGCTCGACTTGCTAAAGCCATTCTTTCGCGTATAGGAGACATTCTCCTCAGTACCAAGAGTTTTGCGCTTAAGCTCCTCGGGAAGCGCATCGTAGATCGCGGACTGCTGCTGTCTGATGGAAACGTCAGCATTTTGGGCGAAGCACATTATAACGGACCCCTCGTTCTCAATCGCCGCCTTCACCACCGCATGAGCAGCCCAACTCGTTTTAGACGAACGATTTCCGCCGCTAACAAGAATCTCATTCTTCTTAGCCAGCAACTCCTCCGCCTCCATCCAATTCGCTAGCTTAAAGCCATACCGATACGGATCACGCTCAGCGTTCTCAATGGCCTCATGGTAGACACCCCACAGTTGGACCAACTGCTTGGGGTCCATCCGCGCCATCTCCTCCATTGTAGGAGGCTTAAGTATCGGATGTTGTTTCCAGACTAGGGACATATACCACCTTAACCCTGATCTCGGGACTCCACCACGCTATTGTCCCCTCCTTCGTCATCGTCGCCGTCCACTTCAATGACGGACTCCACTCGCTCAACAGGGGTCGTGAGTACTGTAATGGTGTCATTCCGTAAAGCCGCCCTAGCCTCCTCAATAGCCTTCATAGCGTCAGCAAGCGACGGCTTCCCCGTCCTATGCTCCACCACCACCTTCTGCTCCCCAAGAGCCTGCAAGCCCTTGTCCACGCTAATGCCATAGCTTAGCGTCAAGTCTTTAAGCGGCGTCTTCATCAACGCCTCATCATCCTCCATCAACATCTCTGTCTTCTTCGCCACCAACGCCCGCATCCTCTCCGCCATCTCAAAGCCATCTAACGCAAGCTCCTTGCGCCTTACATCCAAAGCCCGCTCATGCCGCGCCCTCAAAGCCGATAGTGCCACAAACCCTATACCCGTCTCCTCCATCACCTTTGCATACGTCTCCCCATTAGCCAGCATATCCAACGCTAACGCTGCCTCCTTAGGCTTCCGCTTCTCTATGTAACGGTGGTTAAGGTTGGCTTGCGCCTCCCCTACACTCTCCACAATAGCCTTAGATTTCCTCCCCATGCAAATGTTCTACAGGTAGTGCTAAGTAGTCGTCAACACCTATTTGCAAGATTTTTTAAAATCCAACCATCCCTAAGTGAGACATTCTGTCACACCTTGTCTACCCACCACATTGCACCTACTCCCACCACTTGCTTAGTACGGTGGCCCCCATTTGCAAATTTTTTAAAGTTGGCTATCGGACCAATCCAGAAAAAAATAAACTACGCTAGCGCAACCCCCGCCCCCCCTATGCAATGCAAATAGATTGCATGCAAATGATTTGAATTGCATATACCTTTCCATGCAAAAACCTAACTTGCGCAAGCGTCATGCGTGGCAAGGTGTTGGCAACGGACAGCCGAGGCGATTGCTTGCGTTTAACGGGGCAATAATCAACCGGACAGTCTAACCGTTAGAACTGCGCAAGTAACGATTCTATCGACACTTACACAACTGCCGAAAAACAGGCCCATGCCACGGTATCGACCGGAACCGATCGGCGCGTAAAAGCGAAGGAAACGGCACTTGCCAAGGTGGGCCAATTGCTGGCAATAGGGTCGCGTTGCAATGGTTTTGCCTAGGGGGAGAGGATGCATTCCACGGCGTGGCAATGTCTGTCTGTCTGTCTGTCCACACGATCCGCCAGCAATCGGGTGGAGTGGTTCCTTCTCTATTAGATGAGCGGGTGGCTTCCAGTCCTTCCCTCTCTCCTTTCCTCTCTCTCTCTCTTAGCTAGTAGGGGATGGGTCGGGTGCGCGGGCTTCGCGCTTTCGAGTGTTGACACGCTACGGGCTAGGGCTAGGCTAGGAAAACATAAACAAATGACTGCTTCCCTCGCTCTTCTCTTTTCCGCAATTGTAGCCGTAGAAAGTGGCGGCAACCCTAACGCCGTAGGGGATAACGGGAGGGCCGTTGGTCCGGCCCAAATTTGGGAAATTACGGTGCGCGACGTAAACCGGATAGCCGGAACGCGGTATACCCTAGCAGATAGGCGCGATTTGACGAAGGCGGCGGAAATGTTCCGGATTTATACGGATTTTTACGGTGCGCGGTACGGCTACCCTATTACGGACGAAACCCGCGCGAGGATTTGGAACGGCGGACCTAATGGACCGCGAAACAAACGCGCAACGGACCGTTATTGGCAAAAGGTGCGGAAAGCGCACTCCACAATTTCCGCCTCGGTTGGGCGGTAGTTCAAAAACCCAAAAACACAAAAAATACATGATCGCAGACACGCCGGAGCTGATTAACGGATTCCGTCTCCTTTCCTTGAAAGGTGCGCTGAAATTGGAATCACTTGGAATGAAACACTCGCGAGGCTCCGTTGCCCCGTTCGTTCGGTCCACTATCGGAAGCAAAACGAAGGATAAAACGGTTTTGCTCGCCGAGTTTGAAACCTACCTTCGCAACGCCGGAATCCTTCGCCAGCCATGAGCCGTCAAATCTTCGAAATAGCGTCAGAAATCCGCCGCAATTGGCAACCCGTGCACGTTGCGGCCCGTCCGTACCTAGAGGCAATGGACCATTTAAACACCGTTAGAGATTCGTTTTATTACGACGATGCACGGACCATTATTCTCTATTTCCTAAATAACGCCGGGACTTGGCGGGGCGAAGTAGCCCGTAGGGTAAAGGCGGAACTCCGGGAGGCGGTTAAATGAAACTCCTTTCCGTAGGAAGTGACGCTAAGACAAGCAAAGGGGAAGCGTACGGTTGGCGTACGGCTATCCTTTACCTAGCCCCGGCTAAAGTGGCGGGACGGGGCAACCTTTGCCCCAACGCTTCGCCGGGATGCCTTGCAGCTTGCCTTTATACGGCGGGACGCGGGGCATTCTCGAATGTCCAAAACTCGCGGATCAGTAAGGCGCGTTTCTTCTTCGATGATCCGGCGGCCTTCCGTTCGCAACTTCTCGCAGAAATCACAGCTTTCATTGCCGATTGCGGGAGTGACGGAGTCACGCCTTGCGTTCGTTTAAACGGCACTTCTGACATCCCATGGGAGGGCTTGCAAATCATGCAACGTTTCCCCGACGTTCGGTTTTATGACTACACTAAGAACGTACGGCGCGCTTTGCGCTTCGCCGCTGGAGAACTTCCGCCAAACTATCATCTGACATTCAGCCGTTCGGAATGCAATGAGCGGGACGCGGTGACGGTATTGGAAGCGGGGGGCAATGTTGCCGCCGTTTTCTCTGATGGACTTCCGCACACTTGGCACGGCTCCCCGGTTGTCAATGGCGACATGAGCGACCTTCGGTTTTTGGACCCTAAGCGTTGCGTGGTGGGGTTGAAGGCTAAAGGTGCGGCGAAGCGCGACGTTTCGGGATTTGTTCTGTCCGTGAACCCATGAAACTACCCTCCATTCACCCGAACGGGACAAGCCCGGAGCGACTCTTTGAAACTTACAAAGCCGCGCACGTTGCCGCGGAAAATGCGATTCAAGCCTTGCGAGAAGTAGAGTTTCACGCTCGAGACTATTATCCGCAAGGCCCGGAAGCATTTGAGGAAGCTCGGGAGATGATGCGTTCGCAATTGCGCGACCTCTACCGCGTTTCAGAAGAGCTAGCCGCCGTTGCTTATTACGCATACGATTTCCGCAAATGACTTCCGACGCCTTACTTGCCGTTATTCGCTGGTTAGCCGGACTTGGCGAACGACCGCCGAGAAAACGACAAAAACGAAAACGAAGGAGATGAGACAAGCCCCGGTAAATCCGGGGCTTTTTTGTGTCTTCATGCAGCCTTTCCGCGCTTCCCTACGCCGACTGATTGGACGCGACAAAACAGACTCCTACAAAGCAAAGCAATTGCATGGATATGCTAAGTTGATACTGCGTCTCATTTGCAGCTCATATGGAACTCTGCGTCACCATATAAGGCGTTTGGCACGGTCCAAAGTTTTCCGTCCAAGACCTCTTATAGTGAATTTTTGAAGAAAAAATCGCAAAAAAAACGCAAACAGATGGAATGTTTTGCGAGTGCCATCTTTTGCGTGACAATACGCATGAGTGAGCAATTGTAGGTGGCGAAACATATGTCATCACAAATATCCTCCTGTGTCAGATTCATGGAACGTATGCGCGACCGCGTTGAACAGATGGAGCGCGACGAAGCGAAGCTAAACGCTTCAGCAGACAAACGAGTTCGTGCGCCCATTTTCACCAGAACCCGCATCAGTAGTGGTTTTGGGAAGGGCATGGTGCGGCGCGACAAATGGCGCGAAGGAATGCCGCGCATCACGCAGGAGGCTTGTGCTGTGGTCCATGAATACGCACTAGCTCGGGCCGCAAGCACGGGCTACATCGGACGCAAGAGCTATGGCGAGCGAGCAGGAATCAGCACGGCAACGCTCAACCGTTGCGCGAATGAAATGATTTCGGGCAAGATTTTCCTTGACCCTGCCGACCGTATTTGGAAAGTGAAACACGTTCAGGGCTAACAGGGAAAGACCACCGCCCTTTCGGGCGAGCACACGGGTGCAAGTGGCTCCCATGCGGGAGCTTAGGTGGTTGTCCTGTTGCCTAACCAAAGAAAGAAAAACATGAGCAAAAAAACTATCAAAAACGGAGGTCCGGCTAACGCGATGAGCCTCCGCGATTATCTTGCAGCGGCTGCAATGCAGGGCATATTGGCCTGCCCTGACATTGTTGCAGACGGAAAGACGATTGCGAGATGGGCATATAGACACGCAGATTTGATGATATCTGCGCGGCCAAAGCGGAAGGAGACGGCGTCATGAGCCTTAACATCGAAGACGCTCGTTCCATTGTGTTCGAGCTTTCTGAGTACGCAGTGAATCGTTATTGTTTCGTGAATCAAGATGATTACGAAACGATCATGCGTCGCCGCCGGGAACTTCTCGACTTCATCGACCATCAGCACGAGTTGCTGCACGGTCGCCGCGATCCAATGAAGGAAGACCCACATCCATGAACGGCCTTTGGATTCACTCGGACATCCTTGAACGGCAAGACCTGTCTCACGCCGAGCGGATGGTATTAGCTTTCATCGCGTCATTCCCGGAGGGCTACTTCGGGAGTGATGGCTATATCGCACAGTCTTTGCATATGAACAAGAGAACTGTGGAGCGTGTGGTGTCTTCGCTCTACCGTTCTAATTCCCTAGAAAGAAGGGGAAATTCGCGATTCTGCGTGTCAAAAGTACGCAAGAACGCGAGCATATGATACAGAGATGTAATCAGAATAGGAATAGACCACCAAATAGCTTCATTTTTGTCAGCAACTATAACTAAACGCAAATGAATAACATCCTAGCAGTTAATCCCGGTGAGTATGTCAAAGGTGCCGTCGTTGCCGATGTGAGCAACGCCAAGGCCATCCAAACCAAGAGCGGCAAGACCATCTTCAAAGCCACCCTTCGGGATGGTCAGAACGTCGTTGATGCCACCTCTTTCAGCAAAACGTTTGAACACGTCGATGGCAAGCGGGTCCAGTTTTCTGGCCCCGGCATTAAGCGTGGCGACGACTATAACAACAAAGCCAACGTAGTCATTGGCGATAAGGTCGTTTTTAAGGCCGTAGGGGAGCCGACCCCTAGCCAGACTGCCCCCGAGCCAGAGGAACCCCGTAAAAGCCAAGGAAACGCCGCTCCTGTGCCTTCCCGCATCGAGGGGGTGACCGTTGGAATGGCTATCAACAAGGCTGTTGATGCCTTGATTGCTGAAGCGCAAGGCACTTCCTCGTCCCTAGTGAACGAGGAGAACGTCTGGCGCGTAGCATCAGACCTGATCCGAGTGGCTCAGAGGTTACAGTCGGGCGACCTCCACCCTAAGACCGAAACCGTAGGCGAGGAGGCTCCGTTCTAATGGATGACGATGACGCTTATCTTTGGGGCATGACAGTTGCGGCGGTAGTAGGACTCGCTATCGTCGGCATTGCTCTACTAATCATAGATTTATCACGCTAATGCACGCTTACACGGTAACAGGCGAAGCCCGCCACTACCAGAAAACAAAACCCGGCGCAAAGAATCCCAGCAGAACAACGACAATCAGGGACATCAAGGATCAGAAGCTGTTACCTAGCGTAACAGAAATCTGCCGGATGCTGTCAGCTCCATCCCTTGAGGAGTATCGAATTGGGCAGGTGATTCAAGCTTGTTTTGAGGACACCCCATCAGCAGGTGAGGACTTCCAGAACTACCAACGGCGCATCAAGGACAGGGCTGGCGAAGATGCGGCTGGAGCAGCCGACCTCGGCACCATCATCCACGACAGCTTAGAGACCTACCTATCTGACCACGACAACTGGGATGGCACCGCTAAGGTGGAGATGCCAGACGGTCGCAGTGTTCCGATTCGAGAGTTTGTCCTGCCTGCGGCGATTGTGGTGGATCAGCTTGGGATTGCCGACAAGGTATGCGAGTCGGTGGTAGTTAACCCAGAGCTTGGCTACGCTGGGACTGTTGACCTCTACGGCCATCGTTTGTCTGACCAAGACGGAAACAAACAACTTGTTGTCGTCGATTTTAAGTCTAAGCGCACCAAGCCGGGGCAGGTGGTTGAACCCATCGAGACTCACCCCATCCAGATCGCTGCGTACATCGGCGCGCTCACCCCGCCGTGGTCGATGTATTTCAACGCAGAGGGCTACAACATCTACATCAGCACCACCGAGATCGGGCGTGTTGACGTAGCGCACTACGATACGGACAAGATTAGCAAGAGTCAGCGAATCTTTGAACATCTCCTTGCCTTGTGGCGTTGGAGATACTTTGATCCACGTCAGGTCTAACTTTCCTGCTACTGCTGAAGAACGACTCCATGTCGGGGTAGAGAAACATCTGCCTAGGCAGACTGTGGGAACGGGGGGAGCGCATCCGAACAACGCTCACCAAAAAAACATGAAGATAGAACAACTGAATGAGACCCGTTGGAAGTACGATTTTCCGAGCCACTATCGGAAGGTCATCGCCGAGCTTGAGGCAGAGAATGCCGAGCTTCGCTCTCGACTGAACGATCCCGCAGCGGTGCTCATCGCTGGCGGGCATAACCTCACGCACGAACAAGTTGCTGCCCTATTGGGTGAGAGATTCGTACAGGACATGAATCACCTGCGGGAGCACAACCAACTACTACGCCGCGACCGTGAGCGCATGGACTGGCTCTCGGAGGAGGCGTTTTCAATACACATGGTGATTGAGAACGGCGGCGTAGAAGTGGCTTGCCGAGATGGACGGTTTGAGGGCGAAACTTTGCGCGAGGCCGTTGACGAGGCTCGCAGGGAAGGAGGTACGTCGTGAGTATGTCAGATCATGCATATTCAGCAATGTGCGCATACGAGAGTGCTAGGAGTGCTTCTCATAGGGACAGTCTAGAATTGAAGGCTCATCTTGAGCGTTTATTTATCGAAGCGATGATGATCCATCTCAAAGAATGTCATGGCATAGGCGAAAAGAAAATCTCTGAGATGCTTGGTGTTAAGAGATCGTTGGTGAGAAAGTTTTTGAAGCAGCGCAGGGAAGGCGGTGCGACGTGAGTGATGCACCGGAAATTATAGATGCTGCCGCAATCTTTCAGCGATTTCCTGATACTTGGGACACCATTTATCAGTACATCAAAAAGCTAGAACAAGAGAATGATGCTCTGAACGAAGCGGTGGAGAGCCTACGCACTACCCTGTGGGGTATGGAAACCGAGCTAGAGAAGGCCAACGCTGTGCTGGATCTGCTGAACACCCATTGTATGTCTGCCGACCCTATCATGGGTAGATCAACCTACCGATGGACTATCGAGCATGACGAGCCAGATATCCGCGCCGCAATTAGCAAAGCCGTGGCCTAGTCATGGACATCCTCACCGAACGCGGCCAGACCTACGTTCAGCATGAGAAGCGCGTGATTGAGCGACTGAAGCAAGCCTATGCCAACTCGTTCATCTACCACACGCCAATCAATGCTCCCGCATCACTAGACCTAATCAGCACACGCCATGGGCGGCTCGTTGCTGTTGCAGAGGTCAAGTGTCGCAACAATAGTGTCGATGACTTCCACAACTACGGCTCACTCATTCTGACATGGACCAAGGTTGAGGCACTTATCAATGTTGCTATTGCGCTGTACGTTCCGGGCTTAGTGATTCTCTACTCAATCCCGGATGACGTAGTGCTTATAGCCAAGGTTGTTAATCCCGATGGTTCTTTGGTTCGCAGCTTAGACAAAGATCACACGGTTACTCAGAAAAGTTGTAACGGGGGGCAGGCCACACGACTAAACGCCTACATCCCCATTGAAATGTTTGGACCACCTAAACCAGAATACTTCTAAAAAAACAGAATGAATCACGAACAGGTATTTATCGGCTCCTGCTTATTGGAACCTACCCTCATCGACATCGCTGTAGCTCAAGGGCTAAAGGCGGATGCATTCAGCAGCAATGACCGCAAGACAATATGGCTCCAGCTTCTTGAGAACCGCACCAACTCCCGGCTCACGGATATGCAGAGCATCTTCTTGGAGATGGGCAACGCTTGCCCAGCCGAGGAACTGCTCGCCTGTGAATCCTCCGCACCCACCCAGACTCACGGGAAGAAAGCCCTCAAGGCTACGTTGGAAGCCGCCATCATCAGCGACCTGCGCCCTGCCCTGCGGGATGCCTTGTCCATGATTGATGACAAGGAGAGCTACACGAAGATCAAGGAGGCTGTCGAGGGTTTGCCCAATCACCTCAAGCCCGAGGAACGAACAGAGGTAAGCCTTCCCGAGACTGTGGACGAGGCTATGTCGTGGATTGCGGGGCAGATTAGCGGCAACACGGCCAATGAGAAGGTGGTGGTGACAGGTCTGCCGCGATTCGACGACTCAGCCGGGGCCATTGGGATGCACGAATACGTCATAGTCGGCGCTCGTACCTCAACAGGTAAGTCCTCGTTCATGACCCAGCTTGCCGCGCACAACCTCTACCGTGGTCTCAGGGTAGCCTACTTCACGTTGGAGACATCAGCCAAGGCTGTACTCCTCCAGATGGGAGCACAGCGTGCGGGGGTCAATCTCCGCCGCCTGTCGATGGAGTTCACGAATAAGCAGGATGCTTTGAAGAAGGAGGTAGAGAAGCTGCGCAATATGCCCCTTCTGGTGTACGAGCGAGACCTGTCGCTTGAGCAGATTGAGGCTCGCTGCCGTCTGCTGGCCTCAACGTGGAAGCCCGATCTTGTCATCATCGACTACCTCGGACTCATCCGTGTTAACGCTGACGGTGCCTACGAGCGGATGACCAAGCTGAGTAAGAGCATGATCCCGCTGAAGAAGGCACTAGGCTGCACCCTCATCGTTGCTGCTCAGCTTAATCGCGGCAACGAACGTGAGGACCGTCCACCTAGTCGCACAGACTTCCGCGACACCGGAAGCATTGAAGAAGATGCCCACCGTGTCTTGGCCCTGCACCGCCCTAGCAAAGACGACTCAGGCCAGCTACAGGGCTACGACCGGAGTGAGTATCTCCAAGAACTCTACCAACTCAAGAACCGCGATGGCAGTCTGGCGCAAACTAGATTGACATTCTTCGCACCACACACCAAATTCGCTGAGAGGACATAAACATGAATGAAACTGAACTACTAGCCCTGTACCGTGAAACTGCTGCGTTGCGTCAGCAACTGGCCGATGCCGAGATCCGAGAGATGGCACTCAAGGATCAGATCGAGGGAGCCTTAGACTACATCTACCGTCAGGGCGACACTAGTCTAACCCGTGGACAGGTGGATGAAGTCATCTGCCGCCTTAACGGCGAATGAAACGGACACCTCTCAAGCGGGTGAGCAGCAAGCGCAGCAAGGAGCTGAAGGAATATTCCAAGCTCCGTAAAGCCTACCTTGAGGCTCACCCCTACTGCGAGGTGTATCTAGCCGAGAATGGTCTTAAATACGAAGGAAACCCCATCGACGCGCCCTTGGCGACAGACATCCATCATCGCCGAGGACGCTGGCATGGCCGACTAAACGACACAGAACATTGGCTCGCTGTATGCCGCGAGTCACATGAACGAATCCATTACCATCCCCAATGGGCATACGAACGGGGATATATGCTTCCACGATGAATAACATTCCAGACAACTACCTCCGCATCCTTGCAGCAGGCCAAGACGACGTTCTTGCCTCCCTCGAAACAGGAAACCCCAAGGATTTCTTCGCCGCCCTTGAGCGGCACAAAGCTCTCACCGAGAGTGTCAAAAATGGAGTCGATGCCTATATGCATCTTACCTACGAGAATGACGGTAGTGGCATTTGATAAACTCAGCTACCACGTTCTCTCCGAAACGGTCCATCAGCAACACTATCTGGTGGACCTTTCTGCACATGGGGGAAACGGAGAGTGTAGCTGTACCGACTTCACCACACGCCGATTCCCTGTGTTCAAGAGGACTGGTAAGATTGTGCAGCATGGTAAGCCAGAGGCCACTCGCTGCAAACACATCAACGCCTGTCTCACGGAACTGGGCAGCTTGGTGATAGAGAGAATGAACGGACGTGCCTAAGCCGCCAAAGACTCGCTGCTCAGGGACATGGACTGAGGCTCGCTATTGGGGCTTCATCCGCTCTGCCCTGCGCCGAGCCTTCACCCGCTACCCCGTCAACTACCACGTTCGCAACGCAGCTAAACGTCCCTACAAGGGGCCGAACAAGCTACAGAAGAACGAGTTCCAATGCGGTGTGTGCAAGGAGTGGTTCATTCAGAAGGCCACTCAGGTACATCACCTTGTAGAGTGTGGCTCCCTCAAGAGCTACGCAGACCTCCCCGGCTTCGTTGAACGTCTATTCTGCGAGGCCGACAATTTACAGGTCGTTTGCAAGACCTGTCATAGTAGAATAACACATACAACAGATGCTAAACCTAGACCAGCCAGAAGACCAAAAGCGAATCGATTGGATTGAGAAGTACGTCATTGCCATCGACTTTTACATCGTGGACGACGAAGACCCGCGCTTCGTGATTACGTTCGTAGACGACGGAGAAGAGCACATGATTATGTGCGACGGACCAACGCTGCGAGTGGCCCTAGATCGGGCTATGGAAACAACAAAAGGAGATGCATTATGAATGCTGATGAACTCAAAAGCGTGATAGATGCACACGCTAAATGGATCATGGGAACAGGCGGAGAAATGGCTGACCTTAGTGGAGCTAATCTCATTGAAGCAGACTTAAGCTGGGCCGATCTACGTCAAGCAAACCTGCGTGGGGCAGACCTGCGCGGAGCTAATCTATGCATGACTATCTTGTACGAAGCTGATCTAACCGGGGCCAATTTGCAAGGAGCCAACTTTGACGAGGCTAAGTTGGGGCGAGCGAAAGGAATTAACCACGCTCAATGTTCTTTCTCTGCACACGGAGAATATAGCCGTGTGCTAACTGGTGTACTTATTGATGGAGAATTGATGGTATTTTGCAGTTGTTTTAGCGGCACGCTCGCTGACCTCGATGCCTTCATTGCGTCGGGAGAGGATAAGCATAAGCGCAGCCGCAAACTTGCACGCGACTTCATCGTTGCTGCCATCAATATAGCAATGGAACAAACCAAATGAGCACACAAAACCCTATTGGATCAGCCATCGTCGATGAGATGCTGGCTAAGTACCCCGAACTCCCAAGCGCACAGTTGGCTCGTATGATTTACGAGAACAACCCAACTGTCTTCACCAGCCAAGAGGTGGTGCGGAGTGCAATCCGCTATCGTCGTGGAGCCAACGGTGACAAGAAGCGTAAGAGTGTTGGGCTGGATGAGAACGTTACGCCCAAGTACAAGATCCCCAAGTCCTGCACCCGCGCTTGGTCCCCCTTCATCATGGACGGGGTGGAGAAGGTGGCTATCCTCTCAGACATCCACGTTCCCTACCATACAGAGGAGGCCATTGAGTGCGCGGTAAAGCGCGCCAAAAAGCAGGAGGTGGACGGCATCATTCTCAACGGCGACACCATCGACTGCCATGCTCTTTCCCAGTTCATCCGAGATCCCCGCGCTCGATCCTTTAAGCAAGAGCGGGAGACGACGAACGAGCTACTAGCCTATCTTCGGGAGCAGTTTCCTCATCAGCGCATTGTCTGGCGCGACGGCAACCATGAGGACCGCTTCAAAGCCTACATGATGCAGAAGGCTCCCGAGGTGTACGACGAGAAGTTCTTCTCCATCGACAAGCTGCTCAACTTTGAGGAGCTAGACATTGAGTACGTCACCGACAAGCGCATCATCATGCTGGGCGGCTTGGCCGTGATGCATGGGCATGAGTTCCACAAGGGCTTCGCGCCCCCGGTGAACCCTGCTCGTGGAGCCTATCTGAAGGCCAAGCAAAGCGTCATGGTGGGACACCACCACCGCACCTCAGAGCACACGGAAACGGCCCTAGACGGGACGATGACCACTACTTGGAGCGTAGGGTGCCTCTCGGACCTACACCCCGCTTATAGCCCATACAACAGCTATAACCACGGGTCAGCCATCGTCACCCTAGACGGCAACTACTATGAGGTGGCTAACTACCGCATCGTCAACGGACGGGCGTTGAATTAGTTTGCTGCCCATCCCTATTCCTCTCATCCCGGCTGCGCGAGAGGTTTAGGATGGTTCCAAGAGTCGGGTTGCGAGAAATTGCGGTAGCCAACTCTCCACTCGCTGCGGCAACCTTGGGCGCCCACTTAGGGTCAACATACATCTTATAGATAGTGTTGTAGCGTCCGTTTCGGAGCATATCAGTAATGCTCTTTAGATCGGCATATGCAGTTACGTTGACCTTCCTGTCTCCCGCGTTTTGACGCTGTCTAACGGATAGGCCAGCCAGTCTCCCGGCTTTGGTAGCGTCCATGATGTTCTCCTTCACTTCGACTATGTTCTTAATAGGACGACCGAAGGTGCGCTCAAGATTACTGTACTCATCATTGCCAACCAGAGCAATGAAGCGGCGACGGATTTCGTCGTTATCATTGCCGCTCTTGTAGAAAAATTCATGTAGCTCCTTGAGTTTAGCTCTTGGGACTACGCCTTCTACAGAAGACTCGTACTGGCGCATTATATTTGCAGCAGCAGCAATTCGTAGATTCTCAAGACTTTCAAAGTCGCCACGATCCCTAAATGCGTTTACCAAACGAGTAATGGACTCCTTGGGCATCGTAAGAATCTTGCCCACCCAATTACCGTTGTTTGCAGGATCACTTGCCAGCTTGAAGTTGCTATCCTCAAACATACGAACAAGCGGGTCGTTTCGCGCATCAACTAGAGCCTTCTCCGCATCGCGCAAAGTGATTCCTGCCTTCTTGGCAGCAACAGTCATTCTTGCAGCAGTTTGGCCCTTTTCCTTGGCCCCCGCAGCAATTAGGTTGTCGCGCACAGCTCTCTGATAGTCCAGCTTCCAAGCAGCCCGATCTCCACCAATAACTGCGGCAGCATCCAAGAAATCGTTAAGTTCCTTCTGGGTTACTGTCTTTGTGGTCTTGCTGAGATCAAAAACACGGGCAAGGGAACGAATCATGCCAGACGTGCCAATGCCAAGCTGCTCAGGCTTAAATCCAACTGAGTCAAGCGCATCTAGTTCGGAAGCCAGCTTGTCCAATGAAAATGCATCAAGCCCCTTGCGCACTCCCTTGCCGATGATTCTCGACTGGCTGAGCGCAGCATCAGCAAGCGAGGTGTTTAGATTGCGGACAAAAATATCGGCAGCTTCAATCGCACGCCGTTGCCCAAACGGATCAGTCTTATCATAACTAGCAGCAATCGTTGTAGCAATCTTTCGGAAGTCCTGAGCAGCCTGACTAGCCTTGCCGCCTTCTTTAATCGACTGGTACAGCGTGTCAGAAATCTGAGCGTTCAGCTTAGGATCTGCTGTAATAAGCTGATAAGCAGGCGTATCTTGAGCAACGAAATGGGAACGCGCCAAAGACTGAGCCGCTTCCCATGCCGGGAAGTAGCTGGCGTTGGTCCGTTTGATGTAACGGTTAGCGGCGCGAGCAACCGCATCATAGGCGTCTGACGCAACACTACGAGCGTCTCCTTCACTCATCCCTGATGCAACCAACGCGTCGCGTGAGGAGTTCCTAAGCTGCCTAAACTTCAAAAGGTCCAGCTTGTTGCCATCGACATTGTTAGCCATGACATAGCTCTCAACAATCTCCTTCATCTGCTTACGGATCAAGTTATTGCTGAGATGGCTTTGGGGGTTCTTACCAAGAAGATCAATCTCTTCAAAGATGTCTGGCATAGAAACAACGGGAGTGTTGTTTTCATAGCCAGCTAGCTTATACGCATCTTTGATCGCTGCTTTCATGTGGTTGTCTGCTGCGGAGACAATCCCACGCACATTGTTATCACGGACAGCCGCAGACACGCTATCAAGTGAGCGGCCCTCAATGCCTTTAAGCTGTTTCGTTACGGTGTCTAAAAGTTTGACGCGAGCGGCTGTTTCTTGAAATCCGGCAAGCTCAGCTTTGGCAACCAACGAGGGGGCGTCTCGACCACTTGCAGCCCGAGCATTAGCCGCCTCAGATGCGGCCTTGCTATAGTTCGACTTGGCAAGGTTGTAATCATCTTGCAACTGCGTTAGCAAGTCGCGCTTTGCCATCAAGTCTTCACGAATTGGGGCAATATCAGGAATATCTTTGAAGTAAGATTCAATCTTAGGACCAATAGGAGCATCCAAGTTTGAGATGATTTCATCGGCCAGCAATGACTGCCGAGCATAAGCAGCCCGTTCGGTTTCGGCAAAGTCGGGGATAGCTTCAGAAAGGGCAACGGTGGCATTGGGGCCACGCTCAGATTGAACCCTAGCGATGTTAGCCTGAGCTTCCTTGCTACGAGCCGCCGTACTGCCAGCCGCACTAGCTAGCCCAGCAAACGCAAGCGGAACGCCATAGCGCAAACCATAGCCAGCAATATCCTCTTCAAATGGCGTATAGCGACTATTCCCTTCTGCGTCCTTGCCCATAGCAATAAACCGAGAAAGCTCGCTTGTTCCCAAGGCCGAACCCACATTGGTGCTAGTCCTCGCAGCAAGCGATCCTGTGGTCTTCATTGGAGCAAGACCAGCAATCGTTGCGGCGGTAATGGCGTTCGGGTCATACTCTACGCGATCCTTGTCAAGCTGCTCAATAGTTTGAGCAACAAACTCAGACGTAGCACCAGCACCTGCGCCAATCAAAGAGGTGAGTCCAACGGCAGTAGCACCAGCAATGCCAGCAGGGATAGCAGCAGGAGCGAGCACTCCAGCGGCCACAGGGCCAACGATGCGAGCACCCAATGCCAAGGCTGGCTTAGCAGCTTCAAGCCCAGCAGAAGCCCTAGCTTGGGCTTCGTCTGGAGTCATTCCAGTAATCGTAGAGCGAGGCTGAACAGCATTAGGATTGGCAAGCATGGGCTGTTGCTCGCGCATCTGCTGCTCATCCATCTGCTTAGCTCGACGATAGATTTCCTCGTCGCTAAGCTCGTCAGAAAAGACAACTTCGCGACCATTAGAAAGGATTACTGTGGTAGCCATATTCTACTTATCGTCCAACAAAGTCCAACAGGTTATATTGACTCTGAGTAGGTTGCTTTACTGGAACAAGTTTACCATCGCCAATTCTCAAAGTCCTTGTTGTTGCAAACGGATTGTTCTGCTGCAAGGAAGGGGCTTGTTCATTGGAAAACTCGTACAAAGGAATTAGATCCAAAGGTCTAGCAAAAGTATATTTTTCCTTAGCGTTGTAATTGTACAAGTCCAAGTCCTGCTTGTATAGATTGTTCTTTTCATTAACAATCGCAAACAATGCTTTGCGAACACGATCAATGTTTGTCGAAATATTTCTAATGTCGCCATCCATTGCCTGATACAGGCGTTCAGCGTCTTGGTCTGTAAGAACTCCCGGTCCAAGGATCTCATTCCTAATCGCACCAAGAAGACGTTGCTGCCTTGCTTTGCCCTCACCAAGGGCATTTTCTGCTTCAGAAAGAGGAAGTCCAAGTGCAGTCTTAACTTTTGAAGTAAACCCTTCAACCACACGCTGAAGACCACTACGGCTTAACCCCTCGGTAGACTTCAAAAATTCATTAATGGAATTGATTTGATTCTGTTGATTTACTATATCCGTACTGATCTTTCGGAATCCATCTGGACTTAAAGTATTGGATTCGCTTCTAGATGAAGGCGAATATTCACTAAGGTTTAGTTTTACACGATTTCCCTTGGCGTCGTGTCTATAATAGTTACCACGGGCATCAACTATAGTTGAGATAGGGTCTCCTGTGCCGTCGGCACGCCTAAAGATACCACCCGGATTAAACGTCTCTACACCACCAACTGCCACAATATCGGCAATCCGCCCTTGATATTGATCTTGCGTGATAAGACCTCTAGCCAATTCTGAATCAGCAATAACTTTGGCGTTCTTCATTGCGGATGTAGGCTCTCCGCCCCCGCCGCTTGCGCGAGACTCGAGTTCCCTAATCTGAGCTTCGGTCTTGCGGGTCTCAAGGTTCATTTGGCGACCAGCCAGCTTGGCCTCAGGCGAGAACTGACCTTCTTGGAAGCTACGCAAGTTCTTCATGAACGAAGCACCCGTATTATCTTCACCTTGAGTCTGGGTGAGATAGTCGGCATACTTTGCGCTCTCAGTCTTGAGCTTTTCAGCCTTATCCTGCTTAGCAAATCCAGAAAGATAGGTGTTTAGCTGCAACGCGGCTTCAAAACCAAGATCATTCACCATCGACCTAACTGCATCCTTATCAACCTTCCCGTCCTTTAAGTAGCTTTGGAAAGCGGCAGGGTTGGCCTCAATAGTTTTGATGAACGAGTTTGCAGCCCCTTCCCTCTTCTTCTCTTCCTCTTTCCTAGTGTAATAGTCGCTGATGGACTTGCCAGCGATTTGTCCGAGCGTAGCAATGGCCTGAGCATAAGCCTGCCCCCCGCTTGCAATAGGAGAGTAGTCAACAAGACCAAGCTGAGGACGAATACCAGAACCAAAACGAGATGGGCGTGCCATAAATTATAGGGATTTAATCCGGCTATCCATCCACTTGCGGATAAGATTCTTGATGCGCGGTTTGTCGCTGATCCAGTCGGCAAAGCGTTCGCCATGCTTCTCGTACAGCTTAACAAACCACTTAGGAGCCTTAGTGTACAACCACTCGCGGAATGCCAGCCACATCGGATTAAACTCGCCATAGACTGCGCGAGCCACCCAGCAGGCGCCACCAGCCGCACCAGTTTTACGCCTTGGATCGAAATATGACGTAACACCAGAGCCAAGAACATTGCCAGCCGCACCAAGCGCAGCACTAGTCATGGCACTCCTAGAGGCATAGGTATTAGCCAAATAATTTGTCTCATTGGCTTTATTGGTCATAGCAAGGTTAATTCCGGCGTCAGGATCAAACACATTGCCACCAAATGCCTCCATCATACCAGCAGCGGCACCACGTTCACCAGCGGCAGCGCGAGAAGCACCAGAGGAACGCCCAAGAACAGCCATCATCGGGTCAAAAGACATACCACCATACGCACCAGCAAGGTTAATATCAAATGCTCGATTTGCGCCCATCTCGCGCATACGCTCACTTCCAAGAACACGAAGTTGTTCCAACGCCTTAGCCTGCTGATCTGCTGAAAAGGCACGATTTGCCATTAGCGTCTCCATTTGGTTGAGCTTATTAAACTCAGCAAAACGGTTCATGGCCGCAGCATTTTCTGCACGCCGCTTAGCCTCTACATCTAGATTAGCCAAGGCTCCACGACTGGCCTGCTCTGCGGCAAAACGAGCCGCTTCATTTCCAGCCGCCATATTCGCCGCGCTAAACGCATTTTCTGCGCCTTGGTTAGCCATCGCATAACGAGCCATCAAATCGGCATTAATACGGGATGCCTCATTGGCAGCAGTAGCTCCAAAGCGAGCAGCTTCAGTACGCGCTCCCGCTCCAAAGCGAGCGGCTTCATTGCGAGCCGCAGCACCAAACTGCGCAGCTTCATTTGCCGCGGCAGCACTAAATCGAGCAGCCTCATTAGCCGACATTGCACCAAATTCGCGCGCCCTATTAATCGCTGCTTGATCGGCAGTAGAAAGCTGAAGTCCAGCAGCTTGATTAGCCAACGCAGAACGCAAAGCAGCATCTTGATTTGTCTGCAAACGGCCAAGATCCTGACCATACACACCCGTAGCAAATCCACGGCTGGCGTTGAGGTCGGCCAGATAAGCCTGATTGAGCGCAGCAGCCTGCTGGATGTCCTGAGCCTGACGCTGACGAACGGCCTCAGCACGGGACATAGCTTCAGCAGCAATAGCCTGATTGCTCATCTCTAGCCCACGGGAAGCGAAAGCCTCACGGGTAGCCTGCTGGGCGTTACGAAGTTCCTCCGGCGAAAGCTGGCCTGTAGAAACAGCCATCTCCGCAGCACGGCGACGAAAGGTTTCGGAAGCAGCCGTAGGAGCCGCTCCCATAGCCTGACCATAAAGGCTTTCGCCAAGAGCACCTTGTCCAATAGTTTGCGCGGCAACATCGGCAACACGTTGAGCGCGCTCAGCATCATACCCTTGAGATCCATATCCCTGAGCAGCAAATCCTTCAGCATTATATCCTTCAGCACCATAACCTTGTGAGCCAACGGTTGGAGCAGCACCAAGCAAAGAAGCGGCAGCACGCTCTGGCGAATATCCTCCAAGGTTTACTCCCTGCATCGCCTCAATCATCGAGGCTTCTGCTGGGGTAAAATTAACATCCCCAAAAATACGGCGATTTGCCATCGCCGTTTCCAAGTCCTTAAAGTAGTCTGTTGGAGCGCCCTTTAGTTTAGCCGCCTCTAAAGCAGCAAAGGCTTCTGGGTTTGCGTCAATAAATGCTTTCCTTGCTCTTTCACCAAGCTTTTCAATGTCCGTAATATCGGCAGTACGAAGAGCCGTATTAGCCGCTGCATCAATCTTGCTGATTTCCGGCGTAACATCTCGCAGAATATCAAGCGTTCCACGGGTTCCCGGTTGTCCCTCTTTTCCGGGAATACCAAAAGTGTACTGAGCTAGTTCATCAAGATTAAGCTTGGTGTATTGCGGACGAAACTGCTGTTCAGACCCCAAAATCTTCGCTTGAAGCTCGGGGTCTGCCATTGCTGTAATGTAATCCAAGGCCGATTTGCCGGGATCAATCGGAGCGGGAGCGGGGGGGGGCTTAGGAAAGCACATTGGGATTTGAAGTAAAAATTTCGGTTTCCCAGATTGGGGTAAACCCTAACGATTTCATTACCGCATTATAAGGACTTGTTTTGTTGCAAAGAACAATGTACGGCTGCCCATTGGTCTTCTCCTCCATTATAGCATCGTAAGCGTGTTTTAGCTGAATACTGTCTCTTGCGCCAATTTTTGTGCTGTGGTTCCATATCATTACGGTTGGCGCAAGCGTAAGCGATCCAGCACCAACAATTTCTCCATTTTTAATAACAACATGGGTCGGCATACAAAACCCATGATTATCTTCGGCTGCACACTTTAAAACAGCTTTAGCTTCTTCGTGCGACCTGACTCTTCGTACTAGCGGTACGTTGCTCATATAATTAACTTGCCTCAGTAACAGAGCGGAACGCTTGATAGGCTTCTAGCTTCACCATACGAAGCTTAGGACGGCCCTTGGTCGGTACGAACTTTAGCTGCATTCCATAGGCGCGGATATTGCCAATACGGCCACGAATAGAGCTATCCTCGCCAATAGGCAGGTCTTCCTCAAGGCTCTGAGCCAATGAGTACATCGGGGCTTCCTTATCGATGTTTTCGGAAATCATAGTGATGTCCGCATCGCTAGGCTCATACTCAGAGCTTTCAACGTGAACCTCGTAGGAATTGAAGCTCTTGCGGCCAACGTCGTCAAAGACATACTGGCGGGTAACTACCTCTGACTCAATCGGGTACGGGATAGAGTCGCCGCCGGGAACCGTGTAAATGTAGTCGAATCCATCCACACGCTCATCAATGGTATGCACGCCACCAAAGCGGTTGACGGCATAGAGCTTGTTGATGCCGCCAGCCCCAGACACGATGAGGTTGCTAATGTCCCAGCCCTCTTGGTCGATGATGTCCAAACTCTCCCAGCCCTGATTCAACAGGTTGTAGACGAGGATGGCATTGTTGCGCGGACTGTTATCTAGTGGTACTGCAATCCAATAGCGATTGTCGTGGTAGATCGCCACAGCGTTGTGGGCGTAGTCTGGATTGATCCGCTTGATAAGCGGGTTAATCGGATCAGATAGGGGCAACCCCGCGCCACGAAGGTTGTACAGGTCTTGGAAGGACGTGGAGTAGACGCCGTTGTCAGACAGGAAAAAGATGCGGTCTCCAATAGTTACTACGCTCTTCTGCGCCACCAACCCAGCCTCGCGGGTGATTTCCTTCAAAGAAATATCCGCAATAGATCCGCTCAGCCCGAGCATTAGATGGATCGAATTGCGGTTGAAGATAACAGCGTTATCCTCAGTAAATGGGTGAACATACTGGAGATAGTCCGCAATGCCAGCCGTAACCTTTAGCTGGTTTTGGATGCGGTCATAAGTGTCAGAGTCGAATACGTCCGATAGGAGGATTTCATCCCTGACGTTCCGGTCCGTAATTGTTTCGCTGCCGCTGCTGCCCGTGGTGTTGTAGTAATAGGGGACAATCAAACGCCGCTGGTGGTAGACACCCCACGCCGGGGCGGGCATATGCGTGAAGCCAAGCTGGGACGGCTGCTTCTTGGCGTACACCACCTTATGCGAAGTTAGATCGGGAACTTCAGCGTAGAAAGTAAAGGTATCGGCGTCTGCTACCGTAGCAATAACATACCCCTGCTCTTGCTCAACAAGAGTAGAACTTCCTTTATCAACAACATGAATCCTGTCCCCAACCGAAAAACCGTGAGCCGTTTCGCTAACCGTTACAATACCGTTTGCAATTACGGTGTTGTTGTTTGAATCCAAATAGGTGGTTGCCGCGTAATCTCCATTAGCCACCTTCGTAAAAGCTGGCGTGCCGCTAAAGCTGCCATTCCATTGCAGAGCCGTAGCCCCGTCGCGGAATATGAAAACCTTGTTGAAGGCTTGCAGCATATTCACGGGTTGTGAAATGAAGATGCCAGAAGGGTAGGCAATCGTCGTCGTTGCCTTGGTCGCCATGTTGATAGCGATGGCGTTCGAGAACAGAGCGAGGATGATGTACTCGTCGTTGTTCGATGCGGGATTTGAGAACAGGCATGAGCCAAAAGCTCCGTTGATGCTGCTGGTTCCGAGGATAGCTCCACCAGCCTTAGAGCTAGCAGTAACTGAGTAGGTCTCGCTTCCGGTGGCACCAGCAATCGTGTAGGTAAACGTATTAAGGCCAGTAACGGTGATGGTCTTGTTGCCGTTGGGGTCCACCGTGCCGGGGCCAACATCTACAATAGCAACAGCGTAGGACGACGAGAAACCGTGATTGGTTGACGTAGTGATGGTTACCGTCGTGCCGCTGCGGGTGGCCGAGCTAATAACCACTTGCGGCCACAAATAGAACGGCAGAGCAA